TAGAGCTAGGTTTTATTGATTCTATCTCGGATGCTATTAAAGTGGCAGCCAAATATGATGTTTCTAAGTTTAAAAATATAACAAACAAGGAAATAAAAACTAAATTAAGTATTAATATAAAAAGTAAAAAAATGACTGATGAGTTAAAAGCTTGGTTTAATGGAAAAGTTGAGGACATTATCGCTAGAGTAAAAAGTGAAAATGTTGAAGCTGATTCTAAATCAAATGTTAAAGTTACTATGTCTGATGAGGCTGAAATTTTAAATAAATTTTCAGATTTTGAAGCAAAAGTAGCAGAAGTTAGTGGGTCTGTAACTGAATTAGAAGGAGAAAAAGAAACTCTTACTATGGAAGTTGAAAGACTTAATGGTTTATTAAGTAAATCAAATGCAAAGGGAACTGAAATTTCTACAGATGGCGACCCTGCAGTAGTAGTAGAAAACAAAGTAGAAGATAAAGACGCTACATTTTGGAATGGAATGGTAGCAAAAATAAATTTATAATAATTAAAAATAAAATAAAATGGCAAATGTAGCAGTAGATGGAATCGCAGCAGGAGGTGGAGCAACGTATAACGGAACCTACGCATCAAAGATTCTTTTAGAACCAATGTTTCACTCAGATGATATTATGAGAAATTATACTATCTATCCAAATGTGAAGTATAAGCAAAATATAGTAATGGCTCCTTCATTAAGCAGTATTACTGCAATAAATGATGGTTGTGGAACAACAAATACTTGCAACCCTGCAGGATTTACAGTAATCCAAAAGCAGATTATGGTAGAGAATGTTTCTGTAAAACAAGTTCAATGTTGGAAGGAGTTTAAAGACCAAATAATTGTAGAGTCTTATAGAAATGGTGTTAATATGCCTGACTTAACAGGAACGCAATTAGCTCAGGTAATTATTGATAGAGTAAGAAATGGTATTCAGTCTGACATGGTAAGAAATATGTGGGCAGGAGATACAGCAGCAGGAGTAGTTGCTCTTGACTGTACTTACGACTCAATGGGAGATGGACTATGGAAAAAATTATCAGCAGGAAATGCAATTAATGGAGGTACTCAATTAAGAGAAGTACAAGGAACTTTAGGTGCAGGAGCAACTCAGTATGTTACTGTAGGAGCTACTTTACCTGCAGCAGATGCTGTTCTTGCACTAGAAGCTGTATTTAATACTGCTCCTTCTGCATTACAACAAACACCTTCTTCAGAGAAAAGAATTTTCTGTACTCCAAATATCTACAACGCATGGTATAGTGCATTAACTCAAGTTGCTTCAGCAGGTTCAGTTGATTACGGACATTCAGAAGCTCAATCAGGAAAATCAAGATTATACTTTAGAGGTGTAGAATTAGTTCCTATGTATGAGTGGGATGTAGCTTTAACTACTTTATCAGCAGGCGCTAATCAGCCACAATTCCCTGCATTATTTACTGCAGCAACTGCAGCAATTGATGCAACTGCAGGATGTATCTATGTAGCTAAAGAAAACTTACTTATAGGTACTGATGTTTCAGCTCCTTCTAACGAAATGAAAATGATTTATGATGAGGTTTCTGACAATATGTATATTAGAGCAGGATTTACTATGGGCTTTGAGTATGGTTGGAACTCTTTAGTTAATGGAGTTTGTTTAGTAGACTAATCTAACAGTAAATAGGGTGGGAGAAATCTCACCCTAAATACTTTTATTAATTTTAAAAAAATAGAATAAAATGGCAATAACAAAAGGAATTAATATAGGATGTGCTGATTTACAGGCATCAGGAGGTATCAGAAATATACTTATTAGAACTTGGAAGTCTACAGATGTGGTAGTTTACGCTAACAGCAATGTACTTCACTCAATTACAAGTATTAGTGATACTGCTAGTACAGATAATCCTGATACAGCAATTTGGTTTAACTATGAGTTTAAGGATGAATTACCTACTTTTACTTCAACAGCATCTAAGGAAAATGGGTCTACAATGTTTGAAAATTCTTTGACATTTATGATGCCTGTGATGGACACAGCAAAGTCTGCTGCATTGCAAGGTCTTATGGACACTTGTATGATGGCAATAGCTGTTGGTAATAATGGAGTTAATTATGTATTAGGAGTAAGCGAGAAGTATGAAAATGAGAAAGTACCTGTTCGTAATCAAACTTATGCTAGTATGACTTCAGTAGAAGGAGCTACAGGAGCAGCATATAATGATGATAGTGGATATACTGTAACTCTTTCTTGTAAGCAATGGGAAGCTCCAAGAATTTATACAGGAAATATAACTCTATTCGCTACTGCAGGTACATCTAAAACTACATAATAATTAATTAAAACATAAAGAAAAATGGCAATAACAGATGGTATGGCAGTAACTTGCTCTGACTTACAAGCAGTAGGAGGAACAAGAACAATAGCAATAAGAAAATGGTTAGCAGCAGATGTAGTGGCTTATACTGACCCTGCTACAGCAGGCGAACACGCAATAGACTCAATTTTAACAACTTCATCAAATGCTGTATGGGGTGTATATGAGAGTAGAATTGAATCTTCTTCATTAACAGTAACAGGCTCAAATGAAGGAAAAGATACTACAACTTACGAGTGCACTTTATCTTGGTTTATACCGGGATTAACAGCATCAGAATTTGCAAGAATACATGATTTTGATGATGGTGGATGTTTGATGGCATTAATTATAGATAATAATGATATGACTTCAGGAACAACAACAGCATCAGGCGACCAATTTCACAATAAAGTTATAGGAGTTTCAAAAAAGTATGAAAATCAAGGGGACAATGATAGAAATCAAACTTATGCAAGATTAGTTTCTGTTGAAGGTGGTACAGGAGCAGCTTTCTCTGATGAGATTGGGGTTACTGTAACTATAGCAGCAACTCAATATGAGATTCCTAGAAATTACTTAGGGTCTATTCAGTTTGTTGGAGATACAGGGTTAATAATGAATACAGGGGTAGTTGCATAATATATTTATTTATAAGAGAGTGTTAGTTAATAACACTTTCTTATTAATATCTTTTTGAAAATGTGTGATTGTAATAAAGAAAATAATGTAGTTTTGATAAATATATATTTAGAAATGGCAGAATATAAAATAAAT